TCCCGGCCCGATGCGCTGAATACCTTGTTCTGGCGATGATTCAAACCCACCCCCCGGAGCGACGTCTTGGGCGATAGCCGCTTGTCGGGCGACTCCAATGTCACGGTCAGATGGGCCGACTAAGCCACCCGGAGTTTGGGCGGGGCCTTCGTAGCCACCCACGACAACGGGACCCGTAATATTCGGAGGCGTGAAAGTCGCCCCGGCTGGGGCCGGGGTTGGGGAGAAATTCGGAACGCCAGCAGTGTCCCTAGCAGCCGTCAACGCCTCGCTAGCAATGTCGAAAGGGCTTTTCGGGGGTTTACGTGGTTGTGGCGGCATAACAATAGATAATAGAAATACTTAGGGTAAATGCAACTCGCATATACCTAGTAAAAATTACGAAGCCTTCGGATTTGAAAAGAGGACGGGTCGATCTGACCGCGATTGATAGCCCCGCCACGGAACTCCCGCATTTCTAGATTGAGGGTCGAAAAAGCTTTTTGCCAGTAGTCTTCGGCTCGTTCGAGGTCATTTTTGTTTTCGTAGTTAATCGCTAGCATCCCAAGCTTCAAGGCCCCCAAGTTGCCGGGGATGATGATTTCGTCCTTGTTACCGTCCACCGGGACAAACCTGCGTTTACAGACGGCGCGGACATGGGTGACGGGAAGAAGCGACGACACTTTGTATCGCCGAAACGACGGTGATGTGTCCTCGGGAACGTATACCGACAGAGGTGTTAGCTCTCCCGGTGCTGGTGATGCGCCTACATACGCTGTGCTCCACCCATACATGGCAACATCTCCATAAGTAATAGGCTTTATAACAGAGGTAATCCGTTCAAACACTTCTGTAGAAACGAAAGGAGTCGAAGGTGTTGGCAATGGAATCTCTAACTCGACGGGGGTTGGGGAGCCCCCTGAAGAAACCGTGGTCCCATAGCCCTTGACATACATCTTACCGGGGGTGTTGGGGTCCAAGGGGTCGTAAGCATCGGCAGGGTTAAAGGTTTGAATTACGATTCGAACGGGCGTTTCAAAATCCTTTTCAAGAGGATGCCCTTCTCCCTCATCCACAAGCATTTGCATTCCTGCGCCTACGTCTGGCGAAATATGCCCCGGACCCCCGGTGATATATTCGTGAAACCGCCCATACACCTGTGTTCCGCGCCCTTCGATTTGGGCTGCTAGAATGCTAGAAAACTGCTTGGGGAGAGCTATTCGACCCTGCGAAGCTTCGAAGTCCAAAACCTCGGTCGTCCCCAACCACTTGCCGCTGGACAGAAATCGTTCGCAAACCTCGTTCAGGATACGAATAAACTCCGCCGTTGTCGGTGGAGCGTAACTTTGTAGAGCGCCGTAGGCGCGATCGAAAGTGAGACGATTCATCGGTTACTTATACTGTTATATCGTGCTCAAATCAAGCAGGTTCGGAAGGCGCTGCATGGGGGGTAGCCATTTGCGGAATTACCCTATCCTCCGGAGGAGTACCCGCTTCGCGGATCGCATTTACGATGGAAATGAAGAAAGGAACCTCTTTCCCCTTTATCTCAGTTCTTTCCAAAAATGTCTGGAGCCATTCGAACTGATCGGCGGTAAGCCTGAGTGTAAACATATTAAGATTCATTGGATGTGCTTTCTGCTTGAACTGGACCCCACTTGTCAATGGGGCATTTTTCGTGGGGCATACGGAGTTTGAATTTAGTAGAACACCCACATTTCAAACATCGTCCGCCCCCCATCATAGCTTTTTCGCTCCAGAACTCGCAACCTTTACACACAGATTGCCTCGCGTCAAATTGCTCGTCGCTTAGAACTTTGCCACCGTCTTCAATCCACTTTTTAATACTGAACCCTGCGGTACGTGCCTGTTTTAAGAAACCCGGAGCGCTATACTTTTTGACCAACATCTCATGGTCTTCGTCAGTTAAAGACAACAGATCGCCGTCTGCCGTGGCGTATTTCAAAACGTCTTCAATATAGCCTTTAGGGCGCTGCGTGGCTCTTACTTCTAGCTGAGCTTTAGTAAATGTTTTCATGGTGCTTGATTTTCTGCTGAAGGGTCGGGACCTCCAATGCTGTTAAAAACGCGTAGGGAGCGAGACGTCCGAGACGATTGCCCCGCTAGGCAGGTGCGTAGATTATCAACCATGCTCTCGGTAATTACAAAAGTGCCTCCCCATCTATAACACTCATCACAACACCGTCCACAGTTGTCGTTGCCGGAGCGATAACAATCGCCATTATTAAGGTTGATTGTGCCTAATTCTTGACCACAAGAAGTTTCTTCTGTGCAAGAGTCGAGTACGACATCAAACACAGCGCGGTCGCAAACGTGCGAACCAGCACAAGGTCCTTCGCAGTGATTATACTCGATATCAACGGTAATAGGATACCGCGCTTGACAAGCTAATTCCAAAACGTTGCCGGAACCGCAGCCGTTGTAAATTTCGGACCCGGTAGCATCCCGCGCTTTTATCCAACCGACTCCTGAATGACAGTTGTCTTGTACAGACTCGTCACACTGGAACACTAGGCAAACTGGGCAACAAGCAAGGCTAGCCATTATATTACTCTGGTTGGCTCATTAGCACATAAGCGTATTTCGGTTCCCCATTGACGCAAACTTCGACTTGCTGAAAGTACGCGTCTTTGCCATAGGGCGGTCTAACGTCTACGTAGTTCGAGCCATTATTCACATATAAACCGCCACCGAACAGTCGGCTGTAAGCTCCGGACGAATAATTGACGTACAGAGAACCGGGGGTGAGGGTCGAGTGGTCTCCGTTGGCATACTGAATACGAAGAGTAGTTTGCGTCAGATAACTGAAATCGTTGTTCGCTGAGGCCCGAAAAGTAGAATTTGAGCCCTGTATTTCCATCGTTGCAAACGGGCCGCTAGAACTCCACACCTCACACTTACTTAGTGAGCCCGTCGAACGTATGCGGAAGTTTTGTTGGGCGTTAGTAGTGTATCCATACAAATAGGATTCACTCGCCTTAATCCCGCGATCTGACCAGTTATTAGAGTTGCTGAAGAGTTGTACAGAAATTTCGTTCTGCTTAGCCGACATCTTGTAATTCTGATTGTTATTACAGTAGGCCCATAAATACGCTTCGGTTTCTTTCAAACATAACTCTGCAAAGTTCTTAGAATTCTGACCCCAGTACGTCTGAAACCCGCATTTATCAGCTTCAGCGAGCGTAGCTGCGAATCGGTCGTAAGTGTCATTACCGACGCCCCTATTACAACCTGTGTGTCGAACCGCTCTCCATGCCGCTTTTGTAGTCTGAACGTTTTCGCTGGTGGGCTCCGGAGTGATGTACCCAATAATGTCCATCGGACATCCGCTAGGGAGACCCGCTGTGTAGTATCCCGCTTTGTCTGGAAGCGACCCTGCTCTTTCGCTTCCCTCGCGACCAAAAATAACTTCGGTGTGCGAAGTCTGCGACATGAGTAAAACTTTTCTCCGTCGGTCACCGCGCCCTATAAAAACGGGAACATAGCCTTGGCTAAAATATGTCGTATCTCCCGCTCGCACCGCCGCTCTCGCTTCGGGGCCGAGGCTTCTCAATATTTCTCTACGCTCTCGAAATTCGTCGCGGGTTTCGTACCCCCGGTTTTGTCGATCATTCCCAAGAAATTGAGCCGTCTGCGTGAAGTCGATTTTATCGTTCTTCTCCGTCATCGAGGCTCCCGCGCTTCCAGCGGGGTTGCTAGCAGGAGTAGTTTGACCTCCGCCTCCGCTATCCTGAGCGGTCCCGCCGTAAACGCGGTAATACGCTTCTTTTTCTTCGTTGCTAGCGAGTGCTGAAGGGCCCCAACCCCATTGAGAGTATGCCGGGTCGTTGCGGACGTTATTGTCCATCCGAGCGTCGTTGTCGCTCCCAAACGGACGGTTTTCAGGTGCTTGATATCCGGAGCCGAACGACGACGGGGCCGTAGTCGGCGCAGGAGGCTCTGAAGTTGGGGCCGTAGTCGGCGCAGGAGTTGGAGTGGGTGCAGGTGCAGGTGCAGGTGCAGGTGCAGGTGCAGGTGCAGGCGCAGGTGCGGTGGCCGCTGGCGTAGGAGCAGGTGCTGGGTTTTCTGGCTGGGGGACGGGGGGAGGCGGAGTTGGTGTGGGGGCCACCGCAGGAGTAGCCGTTGGGAGAGGGGCCGTCCCGACATCCGGAACAACGGGTCCCGTTGATGGCGCAGAAATAGGTGTTGGCGCAGGCGCAGGTGTGGGTGCAGGAGCAGGAGCAGGCGTGGGAGCAGGCGCGGGTGCGGTGGGAGTCGGAGTGGGCGGAGGGGTCGGTGCGGGAGCAGGAGCAGGCGCGGGAGCAGGCGCGGGAGCAGGAGCAGGCGCGGGAGCAGGCGCCGGAGCGGGAGCAGGAGCAGGCGCGGGAGCAGGCGCGGGTGCGGGAGCA